AGCACAAGCGAAGCAGGCGGCGCCAATACAAAAAGTATCTTAGCCAAGAAGAATGACATGGGCGGCACAACTGCTAACATTGCCAAGGGCGGTGAAGGCGGCGGTAACAAAACCAGCCTACCAGGTCATGCAAACGCTAAGACTGAAAATCTTGGCAACATAAATGTTCCAGGCGGCAAAGCTGGTGTGAAGCATCTTAAGGGTGTGCCAGCAGGTCACGGAGCAGAAAAGAAAGGCAGTGGCGACACTGCTACCAATAAGAAAAGTATAATTGGATCTAGATAATGTTATTACTTCGTGAAAACCTTTCGTTTACACAAGCCGGTATCGTTGTTGAATCAACTGACAACGAGACTGGCGGTAAAAGTTTGTACATGAAAGGTATTTGCATACAGGGCGGCATTAAAAACGCTAACCAAAGGGTATATCCTGTGGACGAGATTGGCAGGGCTGTTAAGACTCTAAACGATCAGATTGCCAATGGTTATTCTGTATGCGGTGAAGTAGATCATCCAGACGATCTAAAAATTAACCTGGACCGTGTCAGCCACATGATTACCTCAATGTGGATGGACGGTCCAAATGGTTATGGCAAAATGAAAATATTACCTACCCCTATGGGCATGCTGGTCAAAACTATGTTAGAAGCCGGCGTTAAATTAGGTGTAAGTAGCAGAGGTTCCGGAAACGTCCGAGATGACGGGTCTGGTCACGTCAGCGACTTTGAAATCATTACGGTGGATATAGTTGCTCAACCAAGTGCTCCCGGTGCGTATCCTACACCAATTTACGAAAATCTCATGAACACTCGTGGCGGTTTAAGTAGCCTTCGTATAGCGAAGGAGGTGCAGGGCGACCCGAAAGCACAGAAGTATCTCAAGGAAAGCCTATTAAGAATAATAGGCGGTCTCCAATAATAGGAGGAATACATGTTGGATTCGTTAAAAACTTTGTTTGAAAACAATGTGATTTCTGAGGAGATGAGAGCAGAAATTGAACAAGCATGGGATCGCAGAGTTGTTGAAAACCGTCAAGAAGTTACACAACAATTACGCGAAGAATTTGCTCAACGCTACGATCATGACAAACAAGTCATGGTAGAAGCCATGGACAAAATGATCAGTGAACACTTAGCTGTTGAAATTCAAGAGTTTAAGGAAGACAAGGCACAATTGGCAGAAGCAAAAGCCAAGTATGCTAAGAAGATGAAAGACGATGGCAAGAAGATGAAAGAATTTATGGTTCATCAACTGGCTAAAGAAATTTCAGAACTACACGAAGATCAGAAACAGTCAGCAGATAAATTCCAAAAACTTGAACAATTCATTATAGATGCTCTATCTGAAGAAATTGCAGAGTTTTATCAAGACAAGCAAGACCTGGCTGAAGCCAAGGTCAAATTAGTCAAAGAAGGTAGAGAACAGATTTCTGCATTAAAACAGAAATTTGTAAAACGTGCAGCAAGCATGGTAGAGTCTATGATCGGTAACAACCTATCTAAAGAAATTACCCAACTCAAAGAAGATATTGAGAGTGCTCGTCGCAACGACTTTGGACGTAAATTATTCGAAGCATTTGCTTCTGAATATCAAGCAAGTTACCTAAACGAGAAATCTGAAACTTCAAAATTACTCAAGGTCATAGACCTGAAAGATCTAGCCATTACTGAAGCAAAAACTGCGGTAATAGCGACACAAAAGATTTTAGAAAGTAAAGAATCAGAAGTCAACCGTTTACAAGATGCTATGCAAAGACAGACCACAATGGCTGAACTTTTTGCTCCATTGAGCAAGGATCAGAGAAACATTATGTCTGAGCTGTTAGAAAGTGTGCAAACACCAAAATTACAAAATAGTTTTGAAAAATATCTACCAGCAGTAATTGCCGGCGAAACAAAACCAAAACAAAAACAGGCACTAGTAGAGGCAAAAGAAATTACTGGAAATAAGGTTTCCAGTACTCAAGTTAGTGGCGAGTACGATTCTAATATCAGAAGTATTAGACGTCTTGCTGGATTATAAAGTTTAAGGAGAAAAACTAAATGTCAGATCTACTAAATGGTCGTTGGCAAGAGACCAAAGAGGCTCTATTAGAAGGCCTAAACGGTACCCGTAGAAGTTCGATGTCTGTAACTCTAGAAAATACTCGCAAGTATTTGGCTGAGTCAGCATCCGCAGGTGCTACCTCTGCCGGTAATGTCGCAACACTAAACCGTGTGATATTGCCAGTTATTCGTCGTGTCATGCCAACCGTTATCGCTAACGAGTTGGTTGGTGTTCAGCCAATGACAGGTCCAGTTGGACAAATTCACACTCTACGTGTGCGTTATTCAGATACATCAGCAGGCGCTGGTGTTCTAGCAGGTGAAGAGGCTCTAAGCCCATTCAAAATTGCTGCTAGTTATTCTGGTAACGAGACAGCAGCAACACCCCGAGCAGGTAGCACCGCTACTTTAGAAGGTGCTGCTGGTAAGCGTATGAGCATCCAGATCCTAAAGCAAGTAGTTGAGGCTAAAACCCGTAAACTAAGTGCTCGTTGGACATTTGAAGCTGCGCAAGATGCACAAGCCCAACAAGGCATTGACATCGAAGCAGAAATCATGGCTGCTTTGGCACAAGAAATCACTGCTGAAATTGATCAAGAAATCTTAGGATCTCTACGTTCATTAGCAGGCACAGCCGTTGAAACATACAACCAGGCTGCAGTTTCTGGTACAGCAACATTCGTTGGTGATGAGCATGCCGCATTGGCAGTTCAAATCAACCGTGCTGCTAACTTGATCGCTCAGCGTACACGTCGTGGTGCTGGTAACTACGCAGTGGTTAGCCCAATGGCATTGACAATTCTTCAAAGTGCTACAACTAGTGCGTTTGCTCGTACTACTGAAGGTACTTTCGAAGCACCTACAAACACCAAGTTTGTTGGTACATTGAACAGTGCAATGCGTGTTTATGTTGACAGTTATGCTAGCGACAGCACAGGCGTATTGATTGGTTACAAAGGTTCTAGCGAATCTGATGCACCAGCATTCTACTGCCCATACATTCCATTGATGAGCAGTGGCGTTGTGTTAGATCCATCAACATTCGAGCCAGTCGTGTCATTCATGACACGTTATGGTTATGTTGAACTAACCAACACAGCATCATCTCTTGGTAATGCTGCTGATTACTTGGCTAACGTTGCTATCACAAACGCAAACGTACGATTCAGCTAATCAAATCTTTTTTTAAAAGAAAAACAAAGCGGGTGGCAACATCCGCTTTTTTTATGACTTGAGCAAAATGGCTAAATATCATGTCTAAAAATGATTTTGTTGAAACAGCAAAACTTATGCAGTAACCCCACTGCGTAGACCTAGAACGTCAACATAAGGAGAAACAAATGGGACGTCCATTAAAGAAAGATGTATTAGGAGTCGATGTAATCGGCACATACACTACAACCGATACCGGTGTAAGAGTACAGTTTTATGATGCATCTCTACGCACTGATGGTATCATTGTTAAACAACGTGGTGCCAAGACTTTTGTAGTTACAAGAGTAGGCGATATAGGTAGCCCACATTTAAACAGTAGTACTAATACTACTACCGCAGTTTTGAAAAACGGTACACCAAATGCTGCCGGCGAAATGTTACTAGAAGGCTTTATCGGCGGTAACGGCAGTACAGGTACACCTATTGCTAAAATCACTAAGCGTGTTGCTACTGATTTTAACGGTGTTCGTTATACTTGGCAATTGCAAAACGACTCTTCAAACGATTATATTCAATTGACAGCAATTTAATTAGGATACTGCAATGAAAGTTGTTCACGTCAAGGATGGTGGCTATAAAGTAATAGTGCAGTCCGGTGGTACTATTGTTTTAGACACTGGATCTACGGTCGGTAATGTATTGGTCACTGGTAATCTCACAGTCAACGGCACCACCACCACTATTAATTCTTCTACTTTGACTGTGGACGACAATATCATAGTAATCAACGAAGGTGAAGGCGGCGCTGGAATCACATTAGTGCAGGCAGGTATTGAAATTGATCGCGGATCATTACCCAATGCAGAAATATTTTTTAACGAATCAATAAGTCATTACAGTCCTACATTGGCAACTACAGTGTCGGGAACTTTTGTTTTTAGAAATCAATCAGGCACTTTGTTGGGTCTAAGAACCAACAGTATCATGACCGGTGGTAGTAATTTAGCATTGGTAGGATCAGGTTCAGGTGTTATCACAGTGCAGGGCACTACTAACTACGAACAAAATGTATTAGATTATAGTGATCCTTTAAAACAACCAATAAACGGGGATTTCATTCCCAATGCACAAGCAATGGTGGACTATGTTACTGCTTCGTTTACAGGAATTTTGCAACCTGGTATTGAAGATGGAGATACCAGCGTTCGTACTAAAGATCAAAGCAATTTGAATAGTCCATTGCCTAGCGTTATTGAATTTAAAGTAGACAACGTGTTGATTGGTGAAATTAATTCCAGCGGATTAGAAATTGGTAATATTGTCATCGGCGGCGATACTATTACAGACAGCAGTGTTAACAATTTGACCATTACCAGTAACACCGGTGAAGTGGACATGGATGCTGTATTAAGTTTGTTGGATCAAGCAGACCCATCACCCACTGCAGGCGCTTGCAAAATTTATACAAAAACAGCAGTGGGCAGCGGTGATACTGGATTGTATTATGTCAATACAAAAATTGACTTTGATGGTTCAACTGTGATAAATTTACAAGACGAGTTGGTAAGTAAAAATCGTGCGTTATTGTTTAGTATGTTATTTTAAGGAAAAATCATGGCGGTTCAGAGTGTAGTAATCAACAATACAAATACAAACTTGTTTGTGTCATCTGGCAACAATGCCGTGACAACAATTATGATTTGTAACAGAATACCGTTTGATCCGTTAGACCCAGCAGCAGATCAAACATATCTGTATTTGCACATTGTGGCCAATGGCGACGGAGTGACAGATACTAATCTAGTGGTCAATAAACTGTTGGTGCCAGCAGGTGAAACAGTGACATTTGACACTGAAAAAATAGTGTTGGCTAACGGAGATAGACTCGTGGCCAACACAGAGTTGCCTGCAAATTTAGTAGCCACAGTGAGTACATTGGTGTTGTAATGCGATATCTACAAAGACAATTGTTGAACAAACGCCAAGTGATAGACTTTGGCATAGCCGTGGGCATCGGCGGAGACGTTGTTATCAATTCTACCAACAACGTGTTGTTGCCAAAAGGCACCACGGCAGAACGGCCAATAACACCCGTTGTGGGAATGATACGTTTCAATACTACAACAACAGAAGTTGAAGTATATCAAGGCAGTGCTTGGCGAAATTTAAGATTCAAAGAAGCAGCCGCTATAACTTTACAAAGTCTAGGATTCGGCGACGGATCTTCCACATTGTTTGGCCCACTGAGCCCTGTTCCTCCTAGCGTTATAGAAAGCGGCAGCACATGGGGCGGCCAGCACTTGATAGTGTTAGTGGAAAACGTCATGCAGATATTCAATACAAATTACACAATCGTACAAAATCCTGGTGGAGGATATGCTGCTGGATATTATATTCAATTTACTGGACCGTCAATTCCCAATAAACCTATCAATGTACTACACGGATTTGATCGTTAAACAAGGACAATAAATGGCACTGGTACTAAAAGACAGAGTTAAAGAAACAACAATCACAGTAGGAACTGGAAGTTTTCAACTGCAAGGCCCTGCGGCTGGCTTTAGACCTTTCAACGACATAGGTGACAGCAACACCACTTACTATGCGGCGGTTACAGACAGTAGCATTGGTGAGTTTGAAATTGGCTTAGGCCAATTTAATTCAACCACACAACAGATATCAAGAAGTCAAATTATTTCCAGCAGCAACAGTAACAATATTGTAAACTTCAGTGCCGGCGTCAAAGAAATCTTTGTGACATATCCAGGACCTAAGGGATTGTTTTTAAATTCTATCGGATTGGCAGAATTGCCAGCGGGCAGTTTAGTAGGCGGCACACCCATTGGTGGTGTTGGACCTACCGGACCCGTTGGACCTACTGGAGCATTTGGCGGCCCGACTGGACCAACTGGACCTACTGGACCAACTGGACCTACTGGACCAACTGGACCTACGGGACCACAAGGTAATAAAGCAGGTTTAAAATATACTTTCAGCACAACAACTGCGATGGCTGATCCAGGATCAGGAATTGTAAGGTTCAACAATGCTGCTGTGGCCAGTGTAACTGCCATTGCTATCAGTGACATCACATATGATGCTGCCGATCTCAGTTCATACATGTTGACTTGGGACGACGGCACTCCTGTGGTCAAGGGATATTTAATTTTTAGAAGCAACAGCAACGCCAGTGCTACTCATGCAATCTTTCAACTGACAGCAGTCACAGACAACAGCAGTTGGTTACAATTCACAGTGGCATATGTTTCAGGTATACTGCCCAGTAATCTAGACGAACTCACTGTTGATCTAACTCGTACAGGCGATGTTGGCCCTACAGGACCAACCGGCCCTACTGGACCCACAGGCCCTACTGGCCCAACTGGCCCACAAGGCGACAAAGCCGGATTAAGATATAACTTTAGTACTACTACTACCATGGCTGATCCAGGGGCCGGGCAAGTAAGATATAATAATGCCACAGTAGGCAGTGTTACTGCAATTGCCATAGATGACATAACTGCTGAAGGTACAGATGTTGAAAGTTATTTGTTAACCTGGGATGACGGCACAGCAAGTCCAAAAGGTTATATCTATTTTAAGAGCAATTTAAACTCCACGTCAACTGCTACTATCTTTGCTGTTAACAGTCTTACAGATAATGCCGGGTGGGTAGAATTAGCAGTAACTTATATAAGCGGAGTATTACCATCGGGTAGCCAGCAGTTAGTTGTAGATCTCAATAAGACTGGAAATATTGGGCCTATAGGACCGACTGGACCAACCGGACCTACAGATGCCAACAACTTGTTTGGCGGTGGTACAGGTCAAATTCCATATCAAACTGCTGCTGGTGCTACTGCATTTGACGCTGATTTAACATGGGATGCAACCACTAACAGACTAACAGTTAATACAGTGCAGATTGGTAGAGGCAATGCCGGCGACAATACAACTACCGCAGTTGGCAGAAATGCATTAAATGCAGTGACTTCCGGAGTTCAAAACACCGCTGTTGGCGCCCTAGCACTAGAAGATGCCAATGGCACTAATAATGTGGCTGTTGGTTTTAGTGCGGCACTCAATGCAGCAGTTGGTGACAACAACGTGGCAGTGGGTGCAAATGCACTGTTTACATCTGCATCAGGCAGCAGTAATATTGCTATTGGTGCAAATAGTTTATACACAGTTACTGGAGCAGGTGGCAATGTGGCTATCGGTGACAGCGCATTGTATACTATAGGCAATCAAGCCGACAACAATATTGCTATTGGATTTTTTGCAGGATACGATTTAACAGGCAACGTTGATGGTAATGTGTTGTTAGGCAACTTTACAGGCAATGCTGACGGATTAGACATTTCTACATCCACCAACACTGTTACAGTGTCTAACGGTGCTGGCAATGTAAGACTGCACTATACTGCTAATGGTAACTTTGTAACTAAAATTCATACTGCTTCGACAACATTATGGGCCAACAATTTCTTAGAAATTTTTGCAACTTCTAATACTAGTCTAACTTTTAGATATAGAGGTAGCGACGGAACTACCCGCTCAGCGTCAATAACATTGTCTTAATCCGAATCACAACATCATACTATCTCAAATAAATAGTATATGTTAGGATTTTCACCTTTAAGTTCATCCCCGCTGGGCACACCCGCACCTGGCTCCCCAATAGGTACTGGCGTTGGCAAAATATCAGGGCCTTTGTTGGCTCCTAATTTAGAGCGAAGCGGTACAGACTTCAGTGTTGATACAGATTTATTATACTTAAATGTCAACGATCAACGTGTAGGTTTTGGCACAGATGTACCAGATGCAACATTGGCTGTTGACAATTTTGTTGCAACAAGTTTAATAATAGATGATGTAGGCAATATTGGTGATCTACAGTATGTGGGATCTGGACTCAATGAAATAAAAAGTTTCTTTGGCAATATTAACATTGTGCCTTCCGGTGCTAATCCAGTGATCTTTGCCACTGCTTTAGGTAGTGAAAATGTAGTGTTTGATGAAAACATTATTCGCAGTGAAGACAGCAACAGTTCAATAGAATTCTATGTAGACCCTAGTAGAAAGGTCAATGTCAACAGCAACATGTTTGTAGACGGTGGTCTACACGCTACTGGCAATGTGACATTTGACGGCAGCATTACCCTGGGCAATACCGATGCTGACAATATTGCATTTAATGCAGATGTCAATACCAGCATAATTCCAGATTCTAATTTAACTTATCAATTAGGCAGTGCCTCAAAGAAATGGGGTGAAACATTTTTCTATCTATGGAACGGTGATGTACTCAATGCCAGTGCGTTGATATCAGGTGGTGTGGGATTTGGCACTAGACAACAAAACATATGGTATGTGGCAAAAAACGGACTAGATACCAATGTAGGTGATCATCCAAACGGAGCATTTTTTACAATAGGCGAAGCTATCAATCATGCTGTGGCCGGTGATACCATTTTTATCTATCCCGGCACATACGAAGAAGCAGTGCCCTTGACCGTGCCAGCAGGAGTCACAGTCAAAGGTGCTGACTTGCGCAACACCATTGTTAAACCAGACAGTAATACCGCAGAAGATATCTTTCTACTCAATGGTGAATGTACCATTGAAGACATCACCATAATGGATTTTCATTTTGATGCTTTGAACAACAAAGGTTATGCATTTCGTTTCGCCCCCAACATGACAGTGACTACTCGCAGTCCGTATGTGCGCAATGTCAGCGTGATTACTTTTGGCACTGTGACCAGTGTCAATGATCCTCGAGGCTTTGACACCGGCGATGCTGGACGTGGAGCATACATTGACGGCAGTGTGGTTAACGCAGCCAGCAAAGAAGCATCATTACTGTTTCACTCAATAACATTCATCACTCCGGGCATACCTTGTATACTGGCCACAAATGGAGTACGTATTGAGTGGTTAAACAGTTTTATATATTTTGCTTCTATTGGTCTACAGGCAGTGTCGGGTGCTACAGGATTTGCCAACAATGGCAAAACGCGACTTAGAGTAAACGGCATGAGTGCAGCCACTGTGACTGCCGGAGATACTATTATTCTAAGAGACAACGGCAGTACCATAGTTTCAGCAACAATTGCCAGTATTGTATATGACATGCCCACAGCATACATTGAAATCAATGGCAAAGTTGAAGGTTGGGAAACCAGTGCACCACCGCCCGACAGTGCAGTGCAGCAAGATATTGAGTTTAGTGGTGGCGAAACTGCTGTGCATATTGTCACTGCAGACTTTAGTGATTTTGGAGCAGAGATTCGCAGTATTGGATCAGCCAACGTTTATGGTAATGTAGGTGCATTGGCCAACGGCGTTGGCACGCTGATGTATTTGATCAGTCATAATTTTGGATATATTGGCACAGGCAAATTCAGCAACAATGATCCTCGTGACGCAGTGCAAGCCAATGAAATTGTAACAATCAATGACGGAAGAATTTATTATCAAAGTCAAGATCACAAAGGAGATTTACGTGTTGGAGAAATAATGACTGTGGAAAGTTCTACAGGTAATATTTTCTTGAACTTTACTTTTGCAGAATTCACCGCAGGCAGTAGTTTAATTTTTTCATCCGGTGGAACTACTACTATTATAGATGCTACACAGGTTCAAACCGGAGTGTTACGATTTATAAACACTGGCATAAACAATATAGAAACCGGCGGCACGGTGGGTCAACGATCTATCAATCTAACACCAGGAATCAACAGAGGCATTGAGATAAGTCATTACACTGCTGTAGAATTGCCCAAAGGCACTGATGTAAACTTAACAATGAGCACACTGGGAGAAATTAGATTCAATACGGCATACAATGATATTGAAGGATTCAGCAGTCAAGGCAAAAATAATTTATATAGTATTTGGGATAAAGATCGCACAACTTATATTTTACCAGAAACTTCTCCGGGCGCCAACAACAATGTGTTGCAATTCTATGCAAACAACACTTTGCAATCTTGGATCAACACCACCGGGCTTTACAGCAACAGACTAACAGTAAGTCAATTGACCATAGATGGCAATACCATTGTGAGTAATGAAAGCAATAGCGACATAGAATTAATTGCCAATGCGTTTGGTGTGGTTGATATATCTAATTTTCAAATCTATGACAACAAAATCGAAGTCGACACAGTCAATACCAATTTGAATTTTATTACCAACAATGGCACTGGATATTTAAAATTTGGCGGAGGCGGCACAAGAATACCCACAGGGAATTCAGTCAATCGCCCGTTGATAGTTGAAACTGGAATGATTAGATACAATGAAACAACCCCCGAAGTAGAAGTGTATACTGGCGATCCTTTGTTAGGAACCAATGGTTGGATTCCGTCAGCGGGCGTTACTGGCATCACAGTAACTGCAGAAATCATGGAGGAATTCACCACTATTTGGGGAATGACCTTAGGATAAATATTGCATAATGGATAAAAGAACATGGCTGTAGGACAAATTACCGGTGAAATGCTACAAAACAATCTCGTACGAGACGGGATTAATCTAGCATTTGAAACAGATCTATTATTTTTAGATGTGATCAACGGACGAGTTGGTGTCAAAACCAGCAGCCCTAGTCATCCTTTGCAAGTAGTGGGCACTGCTAGAACACAAAATGTCGATGTGTCTAATTCTGTTACAGTAGGCACATTTACACTCAGCGGCAACACTCTGGCCAGCACATCAGACAGTATTTTCTTTAATCTTGCTGGCGCTGGCGCAGCAGTGTACAACAGTAGATTATTGGTTGATGATTTTGAAATAACTGACAACGAACTGCGAATTACCGCCACAAATAAAGATTTAGAAATTCGCCCCAACGGCACTGGCAGTTTAAAAGTATACGGTGATACAGAAGTATTTGGAAATTTACACGCCACCGGCACTATCACCGCTGACGGAAATTTACAACTGGGTGATGCCAACACAGATAATATTACCTTTGTAGGTGAAGTTAACAGTAACATCATTCCTGATGCCGATAATCTTTATGATTTAGGCAGCGCCAGTCGACGTTGGACCAATATCTATGCAGATGTATTAAATGCCAACACTGTGACGTCTGGCAGTATCATTGTAGACGGCATTGATGTAGTAACGCCACAAGGCAACATCTGGTATGTCAGCATTGGCGGCGACGACAGCAAGTCTGGCAGTCATCAAAACGACACATTTCGCACTGTTGAAAAAGCATTGACTGTGGCCACCAGCGGTGATACTGTGTTTATCTATCCCGGTATCTACGATGAATTGTTACCGTTGACAGTGCCAGTGGGTGTAACTGTAAAAGGCATGGGCATACGCTCAGTGACCATTCGTCCAGACACTGCCAGCACAGATAAAGATGTATTTTTACTCAACGGTGAAACTACTATTGAAGACCTCACTATCAGCGGATATCAATACAACAGTGGCGCCAACACTGGGCATGCGTTTCGCTTTGCCCCCAACATGACTGTGACAACTCGCAGTCCTTATATTCGCAACATCACAGTTATCACTGCAGGAACAGTTACTAGCGGCACAGATCCTCGAGGTTATCTAGCAGGTGATGCAGGTCGCGGTGCATACATCGATGGTTCAGTGGTCAATGCTGCCAGCAAAGAAGCAAGTATGTTGTTTCACAGTGCAACATTTATCTGCCCTGGTGTTGACGTTATCACAATGACCAATGGTGTGCGTGTTGAGTGGTTAAACTCATTTACCTATTTTGCAGCAAAAAGTATATACGGTATTTCAGGTAGTACTGGATTTGCTGGCGACGGCAAAACAATTTTACGTATCCCCACAGTGGCCGGCACATGGAATGTAGGCAACACTATCAGTTACTATGACACAGATGGTGTCACAGTGTTGGCCAGCGGTGTAATTGAAAGCATCAGCGGAAATTATTATACTATAGATGGCAAATCTGTAGGTTTTGAAACTGTTACTGATCGTGTGGGCAAAGCAATCAGCGTCAGTGGCAACGCACAGCAAAGCACAGCACAGTTTAAATTTGGCACTGCTAGTTTCTTGTTTGATGGCGTGGGAGATTCTGTTGGTTCAGCCACCAGTACTGATTTTGAATTTGGTACCGGGGATTTCTGTGTAGAATTTTTTGTTAGAAGACTTAGAACTGGTGTGATAGAACAGTTGTTTGATCAACGAAATGTAGAACCAGAAGTAACACCTACAGTCTACATCGATGCAGCAGATAAGTTGATCTTCTATACCAACGGGGCAGTGAGAATAACTGGCACTACCAGTATGGTCACTGGCACATGGTATCATGTGGCAGTGTCTAGAGTAAGTGGCAACACTAGATTGTTTTTGAACGGCACCCAAGAAAGCAGTACCTATGTGGACAGTAACACTTATTTGTCAAGACCTGTAAAATTTGGTGCTAGAAATTTTGACAACAACTTTGGATTTCAAGGATACATTGACGAAGTAAGAATCTCCAAAGGACAAGGACGATACACCACAACGTTTACTCCAACAACAACTCAATTCGAAGGTGACAATACCACAGTATTGTTGTTGCATGCCGACGGCCCCAACACCAGCACAACAATTATAGATGACGGTATCACTCTGCAAGATGTACGAACCAGTGCAGGCGGCACATCAAACTTAATTGAAACAGTGGATTATAGTGATTTTGGAGCAGAAGTTCGAGCTATTGCCAGTGCATCGGTATATGGTGAATACGGAGCATATGCTGATGGGCTAGGCGTGTTGATGTACATGATTGGACACAATTTTGCCTACATGGGAGTTGAACAACTGGTCAATAATGATCCAGCAGATGTAATTCAGGCAAACGAAGTGGTCACAGTCAATGACGGTGTTGTTCACTACACCAGTGTTGATCATCAAGGTGATTTCCGTGTTGGAGATTTTTTCAAAGTAGATCAGCAGAATGGCACTATCACATTCAGCAGTGTGGCCACCAGTATCACTAGCCCGGACGGACTGACATTTACCAACGGCGTTAATACAACAATTATTAATTCGTCTGAAGTAATCACTGGTAACTTACGCATTGCTGGCAACACTATCAATGCTACGGGGGTGAATCAAAATATTGAATTGATCCCCAGTGGCACTGGTGTTGTTAAAATTAACAGCACACAGAGTTTACAAATACCAGTGGGAGCATCTGGTCAACGACCAACAGCAGCCACAGGACAAATTCGTTACAATACCGATCTAGGTAGATTTGAAGGATACAATGGCAGTGTTTGGTATCAATTAGGCGGTATCAGTGACGTTGATCAAAACACTTACATTTTACCTGAATCATCTGTCAACGCCAATGACAACATCATGACATTTGTAGCAGGAGGCGTCAATGTGGCCACGTTGACTTCTACGACATTCACAGTGAATCAAGTAGATGTTGACAATTTGAGATTCAGTGGCAATGCAATTTCTGCTACCAACAGTGACGGCGACATAGTGTTCTTGCCCAACGGCATAGGTGCTGTGGTCATGGACAATTTGAGGTTCAGCGGCAACACCATTACCAATAGTCAACCGAATGCTGTTACAGAAATAAATGTCACAGGCGACGGATATATAAGAATTCCGGGAACCAACGGAATGGTATTGCCCAGTGGCGGATCTGCCACTAGACCCAGTGCAGTTGAAGTAGGGCTAATGAGATATAATACAGATCTACAATATGTAGAAATTTGGGACGGTCTAGCCTGGGTCAGTACAGCCGGTGCAGCCGCAGGTATCACTGCAGCCACTGCTCAAGATATTGCCGTAGCGGGCGCATTAATGTTAGGATAATAAATGGCAACCTTTTTTAGAACACAAGTGGTAAAAAATATTGGAACTACTCCAATTGACGTAATAGGAACTGTGGACAACAATAGATTCACAGTGGTCGGATGTAACTTGGCCAACATCGTTGACGAGGATGTGATAGTGGATGTGTTTGTAGTAGACAGTGGCAGCACAGCGGCATACTACATTAAACAATTGATCATCCCACCCTACACATCAGCCAAAGTAATTACCAACGGAGAAAAATTGATTTTAGACACCAATCATTTTTTAAGAGTAGTCAGTGATACTGCGGCCGGTATTGATGCAGTCATTAGTTATGTAGAAATAGTATAAGGAACAAATTATGAGCAATTACTTTTTTGGCAGATCAGCAGACGATCTTTTAGGCGGTGCCCCTAGATATTTCTATGGAATAAAACGTTCAGACGACGGTGAAGTTACATTTACTAGAGTAAATCAACTCAGCAGAGACGACAGTTTAAATATCAATGAACCAGGCGACATTGCGGAAAATTTTGAAGATTTTGAAATTGGAAGTGATTTTTTTGAAGGTCGTGATGTCAATCACAACATTGTTTTTGACAACTTATTGTATGAACAATATCGCTGGGATAATCGCAGCATATACTATTACATCGACACGGATGGTCAACTTGTAGCAAGAATAAATACAAAATACGACTATCCTAGCGGAATACAATCATAAAAGAGAAAAAACATGGCTGATTTTAAAATTGGTAAGATTCGATTTACATGGCGCGGAAATTGGGCTTCGGTCTATGACTACGTCAAAGACGACATAGTAAGATATGGTGCAAAAACCTATGTGTGTATGGTTACACACAGTAGCAGTGCTGATTTTTATACAGATCTAAACAACGTCGCCACTCGATGGAATGAGATGATAGATGGCTACGAGTGGACTGAAGATTGGACTGCAACCACATTTTATCAATTAAATGATTTAGTAAAATACAGTGGAATTATATACCGTTGCACAACCAATCACACTTCTAGCACTACATTAGAAACCAACATTGCCAACTGGACTGTACATTTCAGCGGAGATGATTGGAACAACGTATGGACAGCCACAACATTTTTCAATGTCAATGATCTAGTGAGATGGGGCGGAATTGTTTACAGATGTAACACTGCTCATACGTCAGCAACCTATGCTGCTGATCTAAATCCAGCATTGGCGTTTTTGGGATTAGAAGCAGATCAAGCCAAATGGACTGTGGTTCACGACGGCGTAGAATGGAAAGGTGTGTATACCACCACTGTGAGATACAAAAAAGGTGACATTACTCGTTACAATTCCAGCATTTGGTATTGCACAGCAGGACACGTCAGCCAATCAATAATAGATGAAACAAAATTTACTCTTTGGTTGCCCGGTCTAGGTTGGGAAGATGCATGGAGCAGTGCTACCAGTTATACAGCAGGTGATGTTGTCAGTCATGGCGGATATGTCTATCGTGCCATTACCAATAACTCTGCACAGACACCTCCTGTATCACCTAGTGATTGGCAGATTGTAGTAGAAAGTTATAGAGATAGATCTGAGTGGACTGCTGGTCCTACTGCATATCTAGTTGGAGATATAGTTAGATGGGGCGGCACCACCTATGCAGCAGTAGCAGACAACATCGGCGTAGAACCGCCAAATGTTCAGTACTGGAATGCAATCGTAGTCACTGAACGATTCAGAGGCCCGTGGACCGAATACGACAGTTTAACTGCTCCCTACAATTATGTAGTAGGGGATGTTGTAAGTTTTAACAGCAGTGCATGGTTGTGTGTGCAGCGCCATCAGGCAGCCACTAACAACAGACCTGATGATGACCCGCAAGGAAATTTTTGGCAACCCTTCATTCTAGGCCAATCTACTAATGTGTTAGAATCTATAGGCGATATCAAAAGTTACGGAGTAACAGATGATGGCAGTACCATTGGACCTAATCGTGTGCCTATTGGTGCTAATGCAACTGCGTTGAAAGTTGCTGGCAGTGTGTTAGAATGGGACTCTTTTAGACAATCACCCAAAGTTTACTATGTAAGTCCATTGGGCACTGATTCAGGAATAGCCGTTGGTGAAGCATTGTTCGGACAAGATGAAGACAAACCATTTGCCAGCATAAGAT